AACAAGAAACTAATAACACAAACGGCATATATTGGAGTGTTGAAAACAACGGTATTGGAGAAGCTTGCCTACTTGTAATCAACGACTTCGGCGAGGAAAACATACCGGGTCTATTTGTTAGTGAGCCCATGCGCAAAGGACATGTACGCAAGTTTCGCAAGGGATTTAATACTACGCACGGTACTAAAATTACAGCTTGTAGTAGACTAAAAACTATGATTGAAAATGATAAAATGATTATACATAGCAAGCCGTTAATATCAGAATTAAAAGGGTTTGTTGCAACAGGATCAAGCTATCAAGCAAAAAGTGGAATGGCTGATGATTTAGTTAGTGCTACATTATTGTCACTAAGAATGATGGCAGTGTTAAAAGATTGGGATCCTAGGATCTATAATACGTTTACACAAGCAGAAGACATGGAAGATTATGAAGCTCCGATGCCCATCTTCATTAGCACAAACTTTTAACTAGGTAGATAAATACATTATGCAAGAATTTGACGGAATAGGTGAAGACCTTTTTAACAAAATTAGAGGACGTTTTCCAGAAGTTACCATAGGTGATGAAAACGGAACAGTTACTAACGAGCCAACTATGGCCCGCTTCTTTGACTTTGATTACAACGGACTAGGAAAAGTAAGTGTTGCAATTGAAGAAGACGAAGGTCTAACTGTGATCTATGCCAAAGACTTTATGGAAGATCAAGACGAGCAGACCAAAGAAGCTTGGTACGACTTTCTGAAAGAACTGCGTGTGTTTAGTAAAAAACGTATGCTAAATTACAGTGTAAGAGATATTACAAAGTCAAATTTAACAAAGAGAGATTATAACTTCTTAGCAAAAACCCCTGAGGACGAACAAATGACAGAATCAAAACTTTATGGCACAAGCCGTATTAGCTATCAAAAAGTAGGCGAAGCACGTATTGTAATTAAACATACAGAAGGCATTAACCAAGAAAGTACAACAGGACGTACACAAAAAATTGGTAAAATATATATTGAAAGTGCAGGCGGCGAAAGATTCCGTTATCCATTCAAACACCTAAGTGGTGCTAGAGCAATGGCAAGACACGTTGCTGAAGGTGGAAACACATACGACGAGTTTGGTAAACATATTGTAGGTTTATCAGAAGAGATGGCAAAATTACGCAAATTTAAGAACTACATGGGTCGTTCAGCTGTAATGGCAGAAAGTCTCGCAGGGTATGTAGATGTTGTTAAAGAGCGTATTGCTACAGTTAAGAAAACAATTGGATCACTTCAAAAGCCAGCATACTATGCAGAAGCATTTGCAGCATTTGAAACACCAATCATGGAAGATGTACCAACAGACGTACAAGAAAATTGGATTGACCAGTTAACTATCAAACAGTTTAACGAAGAACTGTCAGATGTATTTCCGTACATTTACAAACTAGTAAGTGAAGCAACAAAAGCACAAGAATTAGGCCCAGAAGATTTAGTAGATGAATCAGCAGAAGAGCTAGGCGCACTAAAAGACAAGTATAGCAAAGCTGCAAAGAATAAAAAGACCAAAGAAGAAATTCAACTAGAACAAGGCTTTGAAGAAATGATGGGTCAGTTTAGTGAAAATGAAGCAGAAGAAGTAATGGATCCAGAAGAACAAAAGACACCATTAGGCGAGTTCATCCTTAGTTACTTTGATCGTGAGAATGGAGCATTTCCAAAAGGCGAAACAGCAGTACTAACTATGGTAGAAAAAGATTACGGCGAGCAGTTCATAGAACCTGCTAAGGCATTTATTGAGCAAATAACAGCAAAGTTTGACGAATGGCAAATGCGTACACAACCACAGCAAATGGAAGCAAGCGGACCATGTCACCATTGTTCGGGATCAGGCCATGAAATGGGTAACCCAGGAAAAGCATGTCTAGACTGCGGTGGCTCAGGAAAAAGTACAGAAAAAAATGAAGATGCCGTTGACGAAAACTTTACACAGGCAGCAGCGGCAGCAGCAAGAGCACATAAGACTGAATTTGAATATCCTAAAGGATCAGGCAAAATGCACCCTGTAAAGATGAGCAAAGGCACAGCACACGAAATAAATGACGATTATGATAGAATTCGTGAGTTAGCAGGACTACGCTAACCCACTTATAAGTTTTTATGTTTTTTCTTTCAAAAAAGACTTGACATTAGTTGTAGACGGTGTTATTATTAATACTGTGCTATAACACTAAAGGCACTGGAGTAACAATGTAGTTACTCTACACATAGGCATAACATTGGAGGCATTAACTATGGCATCATTAGCAGAAATTCGAGCTAAACTTAAAGAACAAGAAGCCCGCTCTAGCGGCAATCAAGGACCAAGCGGTCCGAACCCAATTTACCCATTTTGGAATATCAAAGAAGGCGAGTCGGCAACGATGCGTTTCCTACCTGATGGTAATGCGGATAATACATTTTTCTGGGCAGAACGTTTGATGATCAAACTTCCGTTTGCAGGAATCAAAGGCGAAACTGACTCGCGACCTGTACAAGTACAAATTCCATGTATGGAAATGTACGGCGATACATGTAACATTCTTAACGAAGTACGTGGTTGGTTTAAAGATCCAAGTCTAGAAGACATGGGTCGTAAGTATTGGAAAAAGCGTTCATACGTATTCCAAGGCTTTGTAACTGATAATCCGTTGACTACAGACGAAGCACCTGAGAACCCAATCAGACGCTTTATTATTGGTCCACAGATTTTCCAGATTATCAAGGCAGCACTTATGGATCCAGACATGGAAGAACTGCCAACAGATTATACTGCTGGTGTAGACTTCCGTCTTAACAAAACAAGTAAAGGCGGATATGCAGACTATGGAACATCTAACTGGGCTCGTAGAGAGCGTCCATTAGGTGATGCAGAAATGGCTGCTGTTAATACACATGGATTGTTTGATCTAAGTGAGTTCCTTCCTAAGAAGCCAGATGCAACTGCACAAAAAGTAATGCAGGAAATGTTTGAAGCATCTGTAGATGGCGAAGCATATGATCCAGAGCGTTGGAGTAACTACTTCCGTCCTGCAGGTATGCAAGCACGTACAGGCGATCCACAAAAAGCAGCAAGCCCACAAGCAACTGCCACAAGCCAAAGTGCTCCAGAAGCACCAACACCAGCGGCAGCACCTGCTCCAGTAGCAGAGGCAGCTCCTACAACAATTGAAGAAGCACCAGCTGGCGGCGGCGCACAGGACATTCTTGCAATGATCCGTTCACGTCAAGGTTAATAGCAACTAAAAAGGGTTGCTTTTACAAGATGCAACCCTTTTTTATTACAGCTTTTATATAGGAGAAAACATGGCTAAATCGTTTGATGTTAGTAAGTTCCGCAAGGACTTAACTAAAAGTATCTCAGGCATGAGTAGTGGCTTTAACGATCCTACAGATTGGATCTCAACAGGCTCATATGCACTTAACTATCTTATCTCAGGAGACTTTCACAAAGGTGTTCCACTAGGTAAGGTTACTGTGTTTGCAGGCGAATCAGGAGCAGGTAAGAGTTATTTCTGTTCAGGTAACGTTGTAAAACACGCACAAGATCAAGGCATCTTTGTAGTACTAATTGACTCAGAGAACGCACTTGATGAGAGCTGGTTACAAGCTCTTGACGTTGACACTAGTGAAGAAAAACTTCTTAAACTAAACATGTCAATGATTGATGATGTAGCAAAAACTATCTCGACATTTATTACAGACTTTAAAGCAATGGACGAAGAAGACCGTCCTAAAGTGTTGTTTGTAATTGACTCGTTGGGCATGTTGCTAACACCTACTGACGTTGATCAGTTTAACAAAGGTGATATGAAAGGTGATATGGGTCGTAAGCCTAAGGCATTGACTTCACTTGTTCGTAACACAGTTAACATGATTGGCTCATTGAACGTTGGACTAGTATGTACTAACCACACATACGCATCGCAAGATATGTTTGACCCAGATGATAAGATTAGTGGTGGTAGTGGCTTTATCTATGCATCAAGTATTGTTGTTGCAATGAAGAAGCTAAAACTAAAAGAAGACGAAGCGGGAAATAAGATATCAGAAGTTATGGGTATCCGTGCTGGTTGTAAAGTAATGAAGACACGCTATGCAAAACCTTTCGAAGGTGTGCAGGTTAAGATTCCTTATGAAACTGGCATGAATCCTTATAGCGGACTTATTGAATTATTTGAAAAGAAAGGCTTGTTGACAAAGCAAGGCAATCGACTCAAGTATGTAAATCTCGCAGGTGAGGAAGTTCTTGAATATCGCAAGGCGTGGATGCATGGTGATAAACTTGATTTGATTATGTCAGAATACAATGAAAAAATGGCTCCGGTGGTAAATACCGACGAAGTTGATTTAGAAGAAGCAACTGTAGATCAAATTGAGGAAGCAACTGCCAATGAATGAAGAACACATTAGTGACATCTGGACGATGTTCAAGGAATATACAGACAAGAAACAAATGGATCTTGTCGCTGAAAAATATATTGATTTGTTAGCCGATTATGGTGTCAGTGATGAAACTTTTAAAGAAGTTATCGGCACAGATTCATATCTAGACGAAGCAATTACTTATTACTTGGATTTAGATAATGTAGACGATGACGAAGAAGAATGGGATGAGTAATGGGTTGGTATAGCGAAGTATCAAGAGACATTAGCAAGATACCGAGTGCTGTACAGTTCTTCGAAGACGAGCTAGTTAACGCTCGTGTAGAAGTAAAACTTAAAGGTAATGTTGAACGTGCCGCGGCAGAAATGCCCGGTATCGTTGAACATCGATTTAATCAACTTCAAGAAATTGAAGCGATCTTGCACTACTTAAATATTGAGTTGCGTAGATTACGTAGTTCATACTTTAAAAAATATCTCGAAAACTACCAGCGAGCTCTGTCTAGTCGTGACGTTGAAAAATACGTTGACGGCGAGGCAGATGTCGTTGACTACGAAAAAATTATTAATGAATTTGCGCTAATGCGCAACAAATGGCTAGGCTTACTCAAAGGCTTAGATCAAAAACAATGGCAAATTACTAATGTTGTAAAACTTAGAGTAGCTGGGATGGAAGATGCTAGCCTATGAGGACACGTATAATACGTCTTGAAGAAAATGAACACTCGTGCCAAATGGCTCAAGACTGTTTTAATCAAGCAGTATTACACGGATTGCAGCCTGAGTTTTATAAAGCAATCAACGGCAATGATGTAATACGTCATTATCAAGCAACAGGTATTAGATTAAAACGAAAAATGAAAAAAGGCAGACTAGGTGTACTAGGATGCTTTTTTAGCCATTATTATTTGTGGCAAGAATGTATGGTATCAGGCATGCCAACTCTTATTTTAGAACATGACGGTTACATGTTAAAACCCCTGCCAAAAAATATATTAGACACATTTGAAGATGTATTAAAATTAGATAGATGTGATCCGTATAGTGGTTCATATAATAAATTACTAGAAGAAGAATCAACCTTAAATCTATCAATAGAAAAATATACAAACTTACAAAATAAAAATCCTGTTAAAATTGGTACTGGCAATTATTTTAAGGGCGCATATGCATATATAATTAAACCAGCAGGTGCAATAAAGATAATAAAACATATTAGACAAAATGGCCATGTACCGGCAGATCAACAAATTGGCGATTGGATTGTAGACACTCAAACAACTATTCCTAGTCTTGCAAGATTGCATCCTCATTATGCAATCGGTTCAAATATTAAAAAAGATAGTCTAACTAGAAATTTAAAGGAAACATAATGTCAAAGAAATTAAGAAAAGCAATTGCTTCGGGCACAGTAGAAAACACAATGGAAAAAAGAGATCATTGGTTTAACGAATACCATGATATGCCCGAGTTAGGAATTACTGGTACACGTAAAATTAATGACAGAATTGCACATTACAATCAAGACGATTTTAAAGGTGCTACTGCTATTGACCTAGGATGTAATATGGGACAAATGTCCTTCCAGGCTGAGAAGTGGGGAGCAGATGTTATTGGTGTAGAATTTGATTCTAATGCTATTGCCAATGCATTGGAAATTAAAGAGAAAATAGGTTCTAACGTAAACTTTGTAGTTGACGATTTAGACAGTAATTTCTTTTGGAATAGTATTCCTAAAATTGATGTCGTTATGTTCCTAGCAGTAATTGATACAATTGAACTTGATAATAGATATGGCATACTATCTAAAGCATGTGCAAAAACTAACAAAGTAATGTACTTTGAAGGACACGGCAAAGCACCAGTAAGTAAGTACATGAAAAACATTGTTGACTATACCGACTTTTCACAAATTATATACAAAGGTAATACACCTACTAAGCGTCCGTTCTTTAGATGTACTAGAGACACGCTGACAAGTCAAGAATGTGTACAACAAATTATAGATTCAAGATATAATAAAATTGCAGTTGTTGGTAAATCATTAGCAGGCAAAACTACCATTAGAAACGATTTACAAAAAGTAAACAACGGTAAATATGATATAATAGACGACTTAAAACATTGGACTGATACTGGTAGTGCAACACAAATTGAAATAAACGATTTAAAGAAGTATGAAAAATTTGTATGTTTTGATTATCGCGCACTAGAATATTACAATGAGTTTGATGCTGTATTTTTTCTTACAGCAAACGAAAATTTAATTGGCCAACGGAGGCCAAACAAAGGTCCATTAAGAAGTCCGACAATAACAAATTACGATACACTTAAAGAAGTGTACACTGTAAAAACTTACTAGGAAAAAACAATGAAAATTAAGTCAGCAAAAAAACTAGGTGCAAAGTTTCATTATAAGTGGAGCACACATCAACCTGTAACTAACACAATGTTAGAAGTATTAGAGCCTGAATTAGTTGTTGAAATAGGCACTGGTAGATACTCGTCTCCAGGATTAATAACATCAAATGCATTGAAAACAATACATATTGATAACGAGCCAGGCTGGGTTGATCTAGTTAAAAAAGAAAATGCTGAAATAATAACTGACAAAAATGAATTTAGAATACATGATATTATTCCTTTAGGAATTGCAAGTTTAAAAGTATTGCCGTCAGAATTAAATCCAATGCAAAAAGAATCTATTGATAATTATCATAACGAGTTGGCTGCTGAAATTAAAGCAATGAATTATAAGTCTACTATGATATTCACAGACGGATTTGCTTCATGCAGAAAATCATCTGTAGACATACTAACAAGTGGTGTTGATTCAATGATCTTTCACGATGCAGAAAAGCCAGCAGCATACGGATATGATAACCTTAATAAAGACTTGTATATCACACACGACGAATACTTATTAAAAACTGCAATGTCGTACACTGGCTTTTTTGTACGCAAGGGTATTATTACGTTTGAAGATTTAAAAGTAATTATGGACAAGCATGTTAATGTGTATGTTGAGAGTTTAGGTATTTCTAAAGACGGAATTGAATTAATCCAAATGCCAGTGCAGTAATAAACTGCATATATAAATATCTACATGAGCAAAGTAGTATTGGTTACAGGCGGGTTTGATCCACTGCATAGTGGACACATTGCCTATTTTAAAGAAGCAAAAAACCTCGGCGACAAACTTATTGTTGGCGTAAATAGTGATGATTGGCTTACACGTAAGAAAGGCAGACCTTTTATGCCCTTTAAAGAACGTTGTGCAATTATTAAAGAATTGTCTGTTGTAGATAAAGTTATCGGATTTGATGATAACGACGACAGCGCATGTCAAGCAATTTTCCATACTATGTCAACTAACACTGGTACAATTATATTTGCTAACGGTGGCGATAGAACAAACACAACTACACCTGAATATGCTACATACGGCGATCATCCACAGGTTGAATTTGCGTTCGGAATTGGCGGCAAGAACAAAGCCAACAGCAGTAGTTGGATACTCGACGAGTGGAAAACACAAAAGACTGAACGTGATTGGGGCTACTGGCGTGTGTTAGATCACAAGCCAGAAAAAGGTTACAAAGTAAAAGAACTAGTGATATACCCAGGCAAAAGTCTAAGCGATCAAAAACATTTCAAACGCTCAGAGCAATGGATAGTACTTGAAGGTGAAGTTGATATGATATCTGAATGGCAATCAAATGTTAACCGAGTCCTAATAACTCCAGACCGATCACCTTATGAAATCGGTATTGAAGTTTGGCACAAGCCAAGCAATCCTGGAAAAGAAAATGCACACATTCTTGAGATACAATGGGGCAGTGAATGCGTTGAAGAAGATATAGAAAGAAGAGATTAATGAAAGTATATGTAGGTTACGACACAAGAGAAGACATGGCATACCAAGTTTGTAAACACAGCATTACGACTAAACAGCCAGAGGCACAGATACGTCCTCTAAAGCAACAAGAGCTACGAGATGCAGGCTGGTATACTCGTCCCAAGGACAAGCTTGCAAGCACAGAGTTTACATTTACCCGTTTTCTTATTCCTGAACTAATGAACTTTAAGGGATGGGCGGTGTTTATGGATTGTGATATGATCCTTACTACAGACATTAAAGAACTGTTTGATCAAGCAGATGACAAGTATGCTGTTATGTGCGTACAGCACGATTATACACCTAAAGAAGGTACTAAAATGGATGGACAGAAACAAACTATCTATCCACGCAAGAACTGGTCAAGTGTGATGTTATTCAACTGCGGGCATCCTAGCAATGCTAGACTTACACAGGATATGGTAAACGATCCTGAAATTAATGGCGCATACTTACATCGCTTTAGCTGGCTCAAAGACGAAGAAATAGGCGAACTAGATCATACATGGAACTATCTAGTAGGTGTATACGATGATATTGAAACACCAAAACTAATACACTACACAGAAGGCGGACCGTGGTTTGAAAACTACAGAGACTGCGAATTTAACAAATTATGGAAACACGAACTACAGGATATGATGAATGGGTAAAACAGCACCAATAGAAATAGCAGCAATAGACAGTGTCGGCGGCAATAACTACCATAAAAAAGGACACTCGTATGATCCTTACTTGGCAAGTATACTTAGAGGGATTGCACAACATCCTAGTACACTATCTACAATTGAATCTAATTGGGAAGAACAAGAAGATACTTCGACTATGCTTCTCATAAGAGGACTTGGTGGCGGCAGTCAGAAAGCTATCAAACGTTGTTGGGAAGAAGGGCGCGAATTTTATGCAGTTGACACTGGTTATTTTGGAAACGGGAAACATAAAACTTGGCATCGAATTACCCGCAATGCTCTGCAAAATATGGAACAGATGATTGATCGTGATTTTGAAAGACTTGCTGTTCAATTACAAGTTGAAACATGGGACGAAATCTATAAGCCATTTACACCTGGTTCTAAAATATTAGTTTGTCCTCCTAGTGACAAAGTAATGAACATGTTTGGACAACCAAAAGCAGAAGAGTGGACTAACAATTTAGTAGAACAGTTAGCACAAATAACCGATAGACCTATTGAAATTAGAATGAAGCCTATTAGAAGCCAGCGAGTTACTGGAAGCACTATACAAGAAGCATTACAAGATGATGTACATTGTTTAGTTACATACAACAGTATTGCAGCTACTGAAGCTCTGATGGAAGGCAAGCCTGCATTAACACTAGGCCCAAATGCAGCACAACTAATTTGTGAAACAGACCTTAATAATATTGATAATCCACGCATACCAACTGAAGAAGAAATGTATAGATTTTTAACTCATCTATCATATTCACAATTCACACAGCCAGAAATGGAAGACGGCACTGCTTGGGATATTTTAAGGAAGGATGTGTAATGACTATTAGTGTAGCAAGTTATCTAATGGGCATACCGCCTGGAAATAAGAATCCAGAAAAACCTAAAATTATTGTAAACTTTATTGAAGGTGTTTGGACTGCTGGAGACAAAGGTGAAATTGTATGTGACTATGATCCAATTGATGCTGATGTTGCAGTAGTACAAGGCTTTGTTCATCCTGGCAGTAAGCAAGGACAACACCTAACATTACGCAAAGCAGTATTTGACAAGCAACAACGCGACAACAAGCGCAGTATTATTGTGGATAGTAACTTATTTTTATATGCGGATAAAGGCAACTCGCAACAGTTTTTAAGATTTAGTTATGACGGAGTGTTTCCTAGTACAGGAGATTATTGTAATCAAAACCCCGATCCTACAAGATGGGACTTAATTAGTAAACGTTTAGGAATTAAACTTAAACCTTATCGTAAAACAGGAGACAATATTTTAATATGTTGTCAGCGTGATGGCGGGTGGAGTATGGGAGGCGAAGCCTTAATGCCATGGCTAGTTAGAACAGTACAACAAATAAGAAAACATAGCGATAGAAGAATTTTAGTTAGATTTCATCCTGGCGATAAAAATATACTTAATCACAAAAGAATGTTAGCAAGATATAGAATGCCAAATGTAATAATAAGTCACGCAGTAAACATATTAGAAGACTTTCAACATGCTCATTGTGTTATAAATCTTAACAGTAGTCCTACAGTAGCAGCAGCAATCGAAGGACTTCCTACTATAGTATTAGATTCCCAAAGAAGTCAAGCAGCAGAAGTATCTCATCATAGTTTAAGTGATATTGAAAAATTAACAGAACGTGATAGAGAACATTGGATACATAAAATGGCACAAATGCATTGGTCATTAAGTGAATTAAAAGATGGTACAGCATGGAGGCACCTGAGACAATGGGCAATCAAATAACAGTAGTAACAACATTTCATCCAGCAGGATTAGTAAGATACGGACAACGGTTTTTAGATAGCTTTGCTGCAAGAGTGGACAAACGTATCAAGTTATTAGTATATGCTGAAGATTGTAAACCTGACAATCCAGACTCTACAAGAATTGAAATATTAGATGCAAAGGCAGTATTACCAAAACTAAATGCATTTAAAGAACGCTGGCGCAATGTTCCTAAAGCCAATGGTGACGTTAGCAATGAGCCACAGCGTCACACACGCAAGGATTGGAACAAAGAATTTAAATGGGATGCTGTACGCTTCGCTAACAAGACTTATGCTGTGTATGACGCTGTAACACGCTCTAAGGACTGGTGTGTGTGGATGGATGCAGATACATTTGTACACAGCGATTGGAGTTATGAAGACTTTGTAGAGCTACTTCCTAGCAATGCTTACATTACATATGTTGGTAGAGGCAAAGGATCACAGACATGGCCCGAGTGCGGCTTTTATGGTATGAACTTAAATCATCCTGTATGCCATGAATTCTTAAAAGAATTTGAAAGATTTTACGAAGATGCAGACAATGGTATCTTCACTCTCGATGAATGGCACGACAGTTATGTGTTTGGGCATTTGTTAAATAAGTACAAAGACTTTCCGTCACATGATTATAGTGCAGATATGTATCTTAAAGAAGCAAAGTCAGGCGGTGGCGGACATCCATTAATTAATGGACCATTAGGTAAATGGATTGATCATATGAAAGGCGGTCGCAAAGACAAAGGCAAAAGTCTTAGATCAGATATTATGGTCAACAGAAAAGAAGCATATTGGAATGAGGTTTAACTTACATGAAAAATTTGGTGCTCTCAACAGCAAGCCTGTTTTTGATGCCTTTCGCGCTGGTGCTAATGCTCTTGGGCATGATGTTGTTGTTAATGGTAATGACGGCATTGATGTTATTTGGAGTGTACTTTGGCACGGTCGCATGGCTGGAAACCGTGCTATTTGGGAAAGAAACATTTCGCAATCAAAACCGACCTTGGTTTTAGAAGTAGGCAGTATTAAACGTGGAACAACTTGGAAGGTAGGTCTAAATGGAATTAACAGAGATGCTTACTTTGGTGAGCAAAACAATGATAGGACTAGGGCTGATCACCTGGGACTGGTTTGTAAAACTTGGAGATCCGACGGCAATTATGTTTTAATATGCGGTCAACACAACAAGAGCTTACAGTGGCAAGGCATGCCTAGTATGAGCAATTGGTTCTTAAATACTTATGACAAAATACGTAAATACACAGACCGCCCTATAATATTTCGACCACATCCTCGATGTAGATTAGAACATATAGAACGTGGTCTCAAACACGTATACAGACAGGAGCCTAAGCACATTGCCAGCACTTACGACGATTTTGATATGGACTTTAGCGATGTGTGGGCTACTATCAGTTACAGCTCAAATCCGGGGACACACTCTTGTATCAATGGTGTTCCAGCTTTTGTTAGCACCCATAGTCTTGCTTATAGTGTTGGTAACGACATAGACTTCCTTCACGACATAGAAAATCCGTTGATGCCTGATAGATCACAATGGCTCAACGATTATGCACACACCGAATGGACCATTGAGGAAATATCTCAAGGTGTGCCAATAAAAAGCTTGACAAGTATCTTAGTTTAAGTTATACTTTATGTATGATATTAAATTTAGAAGATTGCTTAGAACACCTTGCAGGCTTACGTAGCTCACCAATAGAGTTTTCTATTGAAAAAACTGACTATACTATCATAACTAGTATTGCTAGACAGTGTTTCAAAGGTATGGCGTTGACTGACAGGCAGTCTGCACTTATGCATGAAAAACTACAAGCCTACAGAGATCAATTTACTAATTTAGATTGGGACTTTGATTATGCAGTTAATCAATTGCGTCAGCCAATTCGACATATTGATCGTAGCAAATATATTAAAATTGTAGACAACGACATTGAAGTAAGATTTCCTTTTAGAAAAACTGAAATAATGTTAGTCCAAGAAGTTGCAGCTCATGCAGGTGACGGATACCATCATCAAAAAGGTTCTCACAAACATTCTTTTGCATTTACCGAAAGTAATATTTTAAAATTAATAGATAATTTTATTAACAAAGAGTTTGAAATTGACGAAGAACTTATTAGTATATACAAACAAATTAAATCTATACATGAAACACCGCAAGATTATCTAAGCGGAGTTTCTGACTTAGAATTAATAAACATTAACAATAAATTATTACCTATAATAAATGACGAACTTGGCGAACTTTCGAATAAAACATTATTTCAATTTATTGACAGAAGATTTAGATACGGTTTTAATTGTGTTGATGAACTAAAAGAAACAAAACTTGCAGATAAGATTGCATTACGCAAAGACGTATATTATCAAAGCAAGCCAAGTCAAGAATCAACTTCTAGTATTTTAAATGCACTGTGGGATCTAAATAGATTTCCAATATTAGTAATATTAGAAGAAGATAGAGCAGAACAGCAGTTATATGATTTTGCAAATCATTATAGAGATATTTTAAATCCAGAACAACAAAGTGTACTGTTTCGTTTAGAAGATAAAAATGCTGGGTTTAACCAATTGATTAAGGACAGAAAATTAAACAATTGGGTTGACAAAACTACAAAAGTAGTGTATATTAATAAGAGTAAGTTACCTAAACTACTTGTAAACAACGAATGGAAGCCTAGTGCAGCATTTTGTTTTTCAAGTTCTATGGACCGTTTTGTGGACAGCTTTGTTTCATTTAACTGTGACTTAATTGTATACAGAGAAGAACACATGAGTCCAATGAGGAGACATTCTAGATATTATGGCTAGTTGCAAATTAATAATTGAAGATGAAGTAAACATTAAGCTAGAAGGACTAGAGGTAGACATACGACGAAAATTAGCCAATGCCCTCAAGTTTGAAGTTCCGTATGCAAAACATATGCCGCAATACAAACTAGGACGTTGGGATGGCAAAGTTGCTTTCTTTGGCATCGGTGGTAGCGGATATGTTAATCACCTTGATGTTGTTAGTCAAGTACTGGCAAAAAACAATGTTGAAATAGTTAGTATTGAAGACAAGCGACATCCAATTAAATTAGAATTCAAACCAGTAACAGAAACGTACTGGAAAGATCAAGGTGTTGTATGGCCAGAAGGTCATCCGGCACAAGGCGAAGATATTATTCTTCGCGACTATCAAGTTGAAGCAATCAACAACTTTATTGCTAATCCACAGAGTCTCCAGCAAATTGCTACAGGCGCAGGTAAGACAATTACAACAGCTACGTTATCACATCTCAGTGAACCTTACGGGCGTAGTTTAGTTATTGTACCTAATAAGTCCTTGGTTGAGCAGACAGAAGAAGACTATATTAACTGTGGATTAGACGTAGGGGTGTACTTTGGTGACAGAAAGCAACTAGGTAAGACTCACACCATTTGCACTTGGCAGAGTTTGAATATACTCGACAAGAAGCACAAGGACGGCAGCGCGGTGCTATCACTCGCTGAATTCCTAGAAGGTGTTAGCACTGTTATTGTTGACGAAGTACACATGGCGAAAGCAGAGGTCCTCAAAAATCTGCTTACTCGCAACCTACGTAACGCACCTATACGTTGGGGACTAACTGGTACAGTGCCCAAAGAAAAGTTTGAGTTCGAAAGTATTCATGCTAGTCTAGGCCCAGTCATTGGAAGTATTAGTGCAAAAGAATTACAAGACAAAGGTGTACTATCACAATGCCATGTTAACGTAGTACAACTAATTGACACAGTGGCACATAGAGATTATCAAAGCGAATTAAAATATCTAACAACAGATACAGCACGTTTAGAATATATCGGTAAGATGATGAATACTGTATCACAAACAGGCAACACTCTAATTCTAGTAGATAGGATTAGTGCAGGCGAAACACTAGCAGAACTTATACCCGGGAGTACATTTGTAAGCGGCGCTGTAAAAGTAAAAGACAGAAAAGAAACATACGATACAATACGTGAAGGCACTAATCAAGTAATTATTGCTACGTATGGTGTAGCAGCAGTTGGACTTAATATTCCGCGAATATTTAATCTTGTATTATTAGAACCAGGAAAGAGTTTTGTAAGAGTAATCCAAAGTATCGGTAGAGGCGTAAGAAAGGCAAAAGACAAAGACTTCGTTCAAATATGGGACTTGACATCAACATGCAAGTTTGCGAAGCGACATCTAACTCAGCGTAAAAAGTTTTACAAAGAAGCAGAGTACCCATTTACTATCGAAAAAGTGGATTGGAATTAAATGAGAATATTAACATTAGATAACGAGTGTTTTAATTTAGACGACTTACCAGAAACTATAGAAGAAGATGTACGTTTTAGCGTACTAGATAATTCAGATCCAAAAAATCCTGACTTCTTTTTTGTGCCTCTAATTTTCTTAGAAAGTTTTAGCGCACCTGCTATGGTATTAGACATTGGCGGCAAAGAAGTTACTATGCCGGTAGATTGGAATATAGCAGTAGGCTGTTCAGAAAGCGGCAACGACTTAGAAATTTTGCCGCTAACTAGTATTAACGATAGAGGATTTGAAGCGTTCCTTTTTAATCCTTTAACTAGTTTTAAAACAGACTTTGCTGAAATTAAAATTACTAATTTTTATACAGATGTAAAATGGTATTTTCCTAAAGTAAAAAATGGGCAATTACTGAGCATACCAATTACAGAAGGCAAAAATCCATTGTGTGCGTTTTTTGTTAAAGATATTAGCAGACAGTGTGAAGTAATAGAATATAGCTTGTTGATGTAGGAGTAAACAACATGGGAATTAAAGCAGGAAAGATATGGGGTCAAACAGAATTGATCCATGCAAACGGTGTACTAGAGTTTCACCGTATTGAATACAAAGCAGGATACAAATGCTCAGAACACGAGCATCAATTTAAATGGAATGGATTCTTTGTAGAGTCGGGCAAGATGCTTGTTCGAGTTTGGCAGGATGATCAAGGACTAGTTGACGAAACTATTCTTGAAGCAGGGGACTTTACACAAGTGAAGCCTGGAAAAATTCACCAGTTTGAAGGTTTGGAAGATGGTGTCGCTTTTGAACTATACTGGGCTGAATTCAACCACGACGACATTGTTCGTCGTACAAGTGGCACTAGAACAGAAGGAAAATAAACTATGTTTAAAAACATCGATAAGAAAATGATGCTTAAACTTGCAATTCTGCAGGTAGTAGTAGTCGTTGTCTCCAACGCCCTAGTTTCTATACCTGTAGAAATTTTTGGTGTTAAACTAACATGGGCAGCATTTACGTTCCCATTAGTTATTCTAGCAACTGACTTAACAGTACGTATGTTAGGTAAGAACATTGCTCGAGCAACTATTGCAGCAGCGTATCCATTGGCCATCATTGGCTCAATTGCAGTTGTAATGTTAGAAGGCGCACCTCAGAGTGTTGCACTACGTATTGGCTTTGCAAGTGCTACAGCATATGCAGTTGGTACAATGCTAGACGTGTATGTATTCCAATACTTGCGTGAAAAGTATCGTGCATGGTGGTTAGCGCCAGCTTTGTCTACAGTTATTGCAAATGTAATTGATAGTTACACATTCTTCTTTGTTGCGTTTAACAACTCAGCAGACGAGTATATGGCAGCAAACTGGATGGAGATTGCAGGATCACAAACTGTACTTAAAATTGCAGTAGGCTTAATTATATTCTTACCAGCTTATGGCGTACTACTACGCTACTTAAATGGTAGATTACAAGAGAATGCCGATGGGTAATTTATTGCCCAATGAAGCAATAGTATATGAGCGTAGCGATGGAGTCGTCTACGCTCATTACCGCAACAAGCCTGAGATTGATCGTTGGATTGTAGGAGGCGATCCTGCAGGAGTTGCAAGAGCACAAGGCGATTTAATAAGCTATATTGAATGGCAAGAACTGTGCGAGCTATCAGAAAACTATCCTACATTGAGAAAGTTGTTAGATACACTTGTAACAACTTACTACACAATCAAGGAACACAAATGAAATATGAAAATTGGGACATAGGCGGCAACATTGTCAAAGAAGATGATCGTTATATTGTAACAGATAATACTATATTAAAAAATTTAGTTGTAAGTAGTACAATGTTATCAGCTAATAAGAGTACAACAGGACACAGACACGCTGGACAAGAAGAAGTTTATATTTTTGTTAGTGGTAGTGGACAAATGGAACTTGATCATAAAATATTTGATGTTACAGCAGGTGATACTGTACTAATTGAAGACAATGTATTCCACAAAGTGCATAACACAACAGACGTTGGATTAAAATTTATTTGTGTATTTGATGGCGGAAGGAATCACTAATGAGAATTATAGCAGGACCATGTCAACACGAAGGACTAGCACAGTCAGCAGAGATTGCTAAAGAGTGCAAACGTGTATGTGACAAATATGGCATTGATTATTACTTTAAAGCAAGTTATGACAAAGCTAATCGTACAAGTATAAACGGAGAACGTGGCGTTGGAATAAATGCAACACTAAATGACTTCTTAGCATTGAAAGATACATTAGGTGTAAAAACGCTAACCGATATACATGATCATGTGCAACTTGCACGTATTGAACGAGAATTTAAATATGCAGTTGATGTCTATCAGATTCCTGCATTTTTGTGTAGACAGACTGACTTAATCAAAGCAGCATGTGCTACAGATAAAATAGTAAATATAAAAAAGGGACAGTTTCTTGCTCCTTGGGATGTTGAAGGTATTATTAGTAAAACTAAAAACGCCAAGGAAGTATGGATAACTGAAAGGGGCACTAGCTTTGGTTATAATAATCTCGTTGTTGATTTTACTGGCATTCAGTATATGCTTGAGTCCTATGATGTACCTGTGGTCTTGGACGCCACCCACAGTGTTCAAAAGCCCGGCGGCAATGGCACTAGTAGTGGTGGCAATCGTAACTATGTACCAGGCTTATCACGTGCTGCATCTGCTCTTGGAGTTACTAACTTCTTCTTAGAAGTACACAAAGATCCAGACAATGCACCTAGTGATGGCCCTAATATGCTTAGATTAGAAAATTTTGAGGAGATTGTACGTGACATCATCGGCTATTCTTATACCGGCTAGATACGGTAGTACACGCTTTCCAGGCAAGCCTCTTGTGGCGCTTAATAACATTCCTATGATACGCAGAGTGTTTGAGAGTTGTCATAAGACAGGTTATGATGTATACGTGCTTACAGACGATGTACGTATTGCAGAAAAATTTGAGCCGCATCAAGTTATTATAGATGTAGCAGATTATGATAACGGCACAGAACGATGTGCTGGCGCTGTAGCAATGCATACACTCGACGACTACGATCAGTTTGTTAACGTGCAAGGAGACATGCCTGATGTAACTCAAGAAATGATTCATAGATGTATCGCTAGCCTTACTGAATATGAAGTAAGTACAGTATACACTGAGATGACAGAAGAACAGCAAAACGATCCCAACTCAGTTAAGATGGTACGTGCAAAAGATCAAGCATTGTGGTTTGGCAGAGGCATGACAGGTTATGGCGATTGGCACTTGGGTGTATACGCTTACCGCAAACATGCACTACAGGCTTATCCTAATTTACAAATAGAACAAGAAGAACGCATAGAGAAACTTGAACAACTACGCTGGTTAAAAAACGGTTGGCAAATTGGTTGTTTGAGTGTATACTTTAATGGAGTAGAGATTAACACACCCGAGGATGTAGAAACATGGCAGCAGAAAAACTTGCAATAAAAGAAATCCTCAGTTGGATTGACAACGGCGAAAGCGAGATTTGGAATCATCTTGAAGATGATCATAAAAAGCAAATTAGTTTTTGGTTGTTGAATAGATACGTTAGTGGAGTACAAGGCAGTCGCGAGAAACAAGAACTTGCTGTATTTAAAACTAACGAATACTACAACAAGCACTTTAACGACATTGGTGTCGGCAAAGACAGCGGACATCAAAAACTAATGTGGCAGTTGTTGTGCATGTGTGGTAACACAGGCAAGAATGAATTCCATCCTTGGATTGGTTTTAAGAAGCGTGACGGCAGCACTGGAAAAGCAATGCAACTGCTAGAGAAATTAAATCCAAATATGAAAACAGACGAGGTCGAATTACTTGCTAGAATATCTACAAAAAAAGAACTCAAAGCACTTGCAGAGGAACATGAAATTGCAGTTAAGCTCTAAGCCATACAAATGTGAATACTGTGGAAGCAGTTATGTAAGAGAGTCAACTCTTATGGCGCATGTGTGTGAAAAGAAACGCAGAGCTTTGCAAAAAGACGAACGCAGAGTGCGCTTAGGGTTTTATGCATTTAATCAGTTTTATAAACTAAGTGCAGGATTAAAGCGTGATAAAACATATGAAGAGTTTTGCAAAAGTAGTTACTACAATGCGTTTGTAAAGTTTGGTAGTTTTGTATCCAATGTAAAGCCGTTGTATCCTGAGAAGTATATTAACTATGTTGTAACCAGCGGAGTTAAACTTGATCACTGGTGCAGAGAAGAAATGTATGAAACATATGCAATTGAACTTATTAAAAAAGAAGGTGTCGAAACTGCACTAGAACGTAGTATTAATACTATGGCAGAGTGGGCAGATGAAAACAACAGTGTATGGAACCACTACTTCTTGTATGCATCTCCTAACAGAGCAGTATGGCATATTAAGGATGGAAAGATTAGTCCATGGCTGATGCTTAATTGCAAAAGCGGAAAAGAAATGCTAGGCAATTTTAACGACGAGCAACTGGGTATGATATATAATATTGTAGATCCCAAGCACTGGGGTGTTAGATTTAAAAGACAAGTAAAAGATGTACAATTAGTAAAAGACGTCGTAAAGGAGAGTAAACTATGAAATTATTAAAATATCCAGATGACTTTTTAAATAAAAAAGTCAAAGCAGTTGATTTAGAAAATCCTGGCTTTGATCCTGTAGAACTTAAAAAAGAAATGGTAGATCTTATGCTTGCTAGTAATGGCATAGGACTTAGTGCTAATCAAGTTGGACTAGACGCACAAGTATTTGTTATGGGTGACAGTGCAGAAAATAGTACAATATGTATTAATCCTACAGTGCTACAATACACAGAAGAAACTGTAGACGACATCGAAGGTTGTTTAAGTTTTCCAAATGTGTTTGTTAAGATCAAACGCCCTAAAGAAATACTTGCAGAATGGTATAATGAAAAGTTAGAAAAACAAACTGTAAAGATTGAAGGCTATAGTGCCAAGTGTTATCTACATGAACTAGATCATTTGCTAGGTATTACATTTAAAGATCGTGCAAGCAAACTAAAATGGAATATGGCTGAAAAGAAAGCACGTAAAATGGGGAAACAACTTGCCTGATATTGATATAGATTTTGCAGACAGAGATGTAATACTATCACATCTAAAACATCGTGTGGCAAAATTAAACACAGGTAAAAAACATAACACTGGTGTGTATGCTACAGAAATACCACACAACCCTATAGATAACTTATCTACAATTGAACACAAAACAGCTGAAGATCGAGGCTATTTTAAACTAGACTTCCTCAATGTTAGCATATACAAAGACGTTAAGGACAACAAGCATTTAACAGAACTAATGGAAAGGAGACCATTATGGCAACTACTGGAGCACGAAGAATTCAGCGAAAAGGTATTTCATCTAAACGGACACAGCAGTCTCTTAAAACTATTGAAACCTTGTTCCGTGGAACAACTGGCAGCGACTTTAGCAATTATTCGTCCAGCCAAGAGACATCTAGCAAACGAAGCGTGGACGACGATAATGAAGGAAGTGTGGACAAAGCCGACTGACGGTACATACTACTTTAAGAAAGCACATGCTGTTTCTTATGCAATGGCTGTTGTAGTACATATGAATTTAATATGCGAAGATTTTACTTAGGTTTACGAACTAGTTGAACACTTTTTCGTTTGATCCGTTTGATTGTTAAATTATTTAAATTAACACACGGACCAATAGATACACGAACATCTTTAGAGTTCATTGTAATAATTGCATATCTATAAGGTTCCATTTCGTTCCTAAGAAATATACTTATTGGTATTAATCTATTAGATTCCCACCACCATACATCGCCCATTTCTAAAAATGCATGTTGTTCAGCTTCTGTCCTAAGATCTGTATAAACGTACATGCTTGTAACAATGGCATCTTGATTAATTATGATGCCAATATACTCATGACCGCCATAAGTTACTACGCTTAAAAATGGAAAATTTTCTTGTATATCTTTTGTTAGCATCTGATTCCGATAAATATTAATATGCAATTGTTACCAAGATATTTAGTCGACAATACAACCACTGTCGTTGCAGATGTGGCAGGATTCATTACGGAGTACAGACCAGTGTATAACAAACAACTTCAATTATATAAAGGCATAGATAATGTCTTAGATTTTAGATTATTAAATGCAGATCAAAAACCAGTATTATTAACATCTTACACTCCCAAGTTTGTTGCGTTTGATGAAAACAACCAGATGATATTAGAAAAGGATGCTACAGTAGAAGACGACGGATCAACAACTACAAGAGGCAAATTTAAAGTTACTGTAACAGAAAATGAATTATTGAATGTTAAACAGCAATACTTGACGTACAACGTATACTTGCAAGAATCAGATGGTGACAAAGTATTAACTTATAGTCACAGTAACTTTGATAATGATGCTACAATTTTTGTTAACGGCAGAACTTTCCCAGGTCCATTAAATTCTTATTCAGTAACATCATTTGAACAAGAAGCTGTTGGTGTTGACAAATGGTATAGTAGCACAATTGATGCACAGCCTGGCATCAACGGTAACGAAGCATTACACACCGCAGCAGCGTATACAACCTCGTACATTGGCGATCTTGTTGTACAGGCTACATTAGACAATCAAGTTACAGAAAGCACACAGTGGGCTGATGTTGCTACTCTAACGTTTGCAGGAACAGAGACTACTCCGCAACCTGTAAATTTTAATGGCGTGTTTAGTCACATACGTTTCAAAGCAGACGCAAATCCAGCAGATAAAATCACAAAAATATTAGTAAGAAATTAGGTTGACAAAGTAATATAATTACGTTATAATAAGCGTATGAAAAATAAATATAAACTCGTAGCTGCACTCTGTGCAGCTTTTTTAATGACTCCAGTGTATGCACAAGAACTAGTTATATATGTATATGCTGATAGAACACCTTCATCTGTTGCTAGCACTACATATTCGTATGAGTCAGTTGAAGTAGAAGACCTTGAAGAGGTGTCTAGTTTAGACATTTTGACAAGCGGACCAAAAGGACAAATGAGCTCCTTGTACATAAGAGGCGCTGATAGTGATCAAAGCCTTGTAACCCTAAATGGTATTTCCATAAAAGACCAAAGCAGCCCAACAGGTACAGATGATCTTGGACAACACAACTTTACAGGAATAAGTCTTGTAGAAGTATACAAAGGTCCAATGAGTAGTTTGTACGGTGCAAACGCCGCCGGAGGTGTAGTTAATCTAATATCAGATGTTACTGGAAGATCATATGCTGGAGTAACAATAGGTAGCAATAATTTGTTAGCTGGCGAAACGCAACTGTCGGGTAGAGCAAAGGATATAGATTATTCTTTTACAATAGGAAAAGAAATCAGTGACGGTATAAGTGTATATCCAGATGGCCGAGAAGATGATCCGTACGATAATGAAAATGTAAACTTAAATTTATTATACTCTAATGATTACGAAAGTGTAAGATTAAATTATATCAACGAAACTAATTTTACAAACTTAGATTCAATGAGTGATACATTAAACTATACAGGTAAATGGAATTGGAAAAATACACAACTTGATTATAACAATGAAAAATCAAGATTAGTATTAAACAATTCAAATCATAAAAGAGTGTACACCAAAGATGATTTAGTAGAAGGAGACTACAATAGTACAGTAAACACTTTATATGGTTCGCACTTAATAAATTTAAATAATACCGATGTAATGTTTGGTGGTGAACTCGAAGAAATAGATGCTAAGTTCTTTACTAATATACGAGGCATGTATCCATATACTAGCAACGTAAACAAAGAACGTACATCCAAAGGTGTGTTTGTTAATACCAACACAGTGATGTTAAACAGTACAGTGGTGTCATCAGGTATAAGGTATGATACAGTTGACGGCTTTGGTGATCGTACTACAGGTAGGATTGGCATTTTTAAAAACGGAGCAAGGGCTAGTGTATCAACAGGATATAGAATTCCTACGCTCTACGAAATGTACGGTCAGGACAACTACGGCTTTACTGGCAATCCTAATTTGCAGGAAGAAAGTACAACTAGTTACGAAGTAGGCTATAAAACAAATTATAGTGATACAGCAGTGTTTGTTACAAAAGAAAATGATGCAATTATATATAACGGCACATACGTCAATGACGATGATACTAGTTACACAAAAGGTATTGAAAATAAAATATTTTTTGAACTAGACGGATTCTTTATTGCAAACAGTGTTAGTTACATAGAAGCAAAGCAAAGTAATGGTAACGAAAAACTAAGACGTCCTAAACTTACTAATAATTTAAAAGTATCAAAGTTAGTTAATGACATTGTATACTCTGTTGATGCAGATTATTATGGCAAGCACAAAGATATTAGCAGTACAACATTTCAAACTATAGATGTAGGTAGTATTATAACATACAACACAGAAGTAAATTATAATAAAAATAATTTAGAATTGTTTGCTGGGATATATAATATTAGTAATAAAAAATATGAAAGACCAAACGGGTACAGTCAATTAGGACGAAACTTTAAGTTGGGCTTTAGGAAATACTTCTAATGAAAAATCTAGTAAAACAACCTTTCTTTTGGGCAGGGTTACTTATGATATCTCCAATTCTATACTATCTTATATACAAGGTAAGTTTAGAACTTTGGTGCATAGCATACGGATTAATCTACTAAAAATACTTGACAAGATACAATACTCTGTTATAATAATACTATGAGTATTGTATCTGACACAATCACGGCACACTTGCCTGGTAAGCGTAAAACTACACCTAGTGGTTGGACCAGCTTCAATGCGCCCTGCTGTCAGCACAATGGCAACAGTGCGGATACTAGAGGACGCGGCGGACTTATCAGCGAAGGAGACACTGTAAGTTACCACTGTTTTAACTGCGGATACAAAGCAAGTTGGCAACCAGGCAGACCGGTATCATATAAGCTACGTAAGCTCTTACAGTGGCTCAATTGCAGTGATGATGATATAACACGGCTGACATTCGACGTCATGCGTTTAAACGAAGGCGTAGAGGTTGCAGAGCGTAAGATAGAAATACCTACGTTTGAAACTGTACCTTTGCCTACTGATGCTGTAAAGATTGCAGACATTGTAGAGTTCAACAAGTTTAGTATAGCAGTTGTTGAGTACATGGCTGCTCGTAACTTGAACTTGGATGATACTGATTACTATTGGAGCCCAAGCCTAGCATATCGTGACAGACTGATTATTCCGTTCTACTACGAGAAACGTATTGTTGGGTGGACTGCTAGAACTATTACAGCAGACAAACAACCTAAGTATCTTATGGAAGTACAACCTGGATTTGTTTATGGACTAGACGAACAAGGTTATAATAAAGTGTTTGCTATCCTTTGTGAAGGGCAAGTAGATGCTATTCACGTAGATGGCTGTGCATTAGGCGGCAGTGAGATTAATGATGCACAAGCAATGCTAATCAACAAACTTAACAAAGATATTATTGTAGTGCCTGATAGAGATCACGCAGGAAAGAAACTAGCAGAGCAAGCCATCGAACTAGGCTGGGGAGTTAGCATGCCCGAATGGAGTCAAGAGATCAATGATATCGGCGATGCTGTGAATAAGTACGGAAGACTATATACATTATACAGCATAGCTAATGCAGCTGAAACTAGTCCACTTAAAATTAGATTGAGAGCA